CGCCCACCTGGTGGAACACCAGCACTTCGGGGTTGATGCCGTACAGGCGGTTGTTCGGGCAGTCGAAGTCGGCGTAGAGCGCCGTCGGTGCCTCATCGCCCTTGCCGGAAACCGACGGGCTGTAGAACTGGATGCCTGCGTAGCCACCCTTCAACTGGGTCTGCTCCATGTTGCGCTTCAGCGACAGGAGGAGGTTGCTGATGGCCAGGTTCACGCCTTCGGCCGACACCAACAGGCGGGGCTTCTTGCCCGAGTTGGTGAGGACCTTCATGATCGAACCCGTGATGAGCGACTCGGTGACCGAGCGGTTCGTGCCACCGTTGGAGTTCACATAGGACTTCCACTTCGGCTGGCTTGAGGGGTTGATCGTGTGGAGGACGGCGGTGTCGTCGACAATGGTCTGAAGACCGGTCAGTTCGACCTGTCCGTCACCGGGCTGACCCGTGTTGCTCGACGCTCCACCGGCTCCCGAACGGAAGACGTAGTGGCTGGACGAGGTGGTCACGGCTGCGCCGGAGATGGCGATGGTCTTGTTCGTCTCGTCGACCGAGGTGACGGTACGGGCCGAGGCGACGGTCGACGGGCTGGCCACGGTTCCGATGTCGACAACCATGCCGCCGTCGAAGAACAACTGGCGGAGGGCGGTCGAGCCGGTGCTCGAGGCGAGGACAACGGTGGTCGACGACGAGGTCGTTCCGCACTGGGCGATGACACCGTTGGAGGTGCCCCACAGCTGGCGGTTGACGTCCTTCATCGCGTCCTTCTTGATGCCTTCCATTTCGGCATCGAGGGCGTCGATGAATGCGCCTCGGTCGGTTACGGCCTGACGGATCGTCGGACCGGAAAGCTGGATTCGGCCGTAGACGTAGCGAACGGGCACCGGGACGGTGGCGTAAGCCTGGTTGCCTGCGGTCGGGAGGGTGCCGTTCTCGGAACGAGCGCCGACGCCGGACGAACGTCCGAGGTGGACGGCGTGACGGGCGATTCGGCCCTGAACGGTGTCCTTGCGGGTTTCGACCTGCGACAGAATGAAGTTTGCTTCATTCAGGTTGTCGAGGTATTCCTTGTAGTCATCCTTGAGGATGGCATCGACTGTTGAGAGTGATGCAGCCATGTGATTGCTCCTGTGTGGGGTTGCGAGTGAATGATTGAATCGCTACCTGTGCGAGTCGGCTCCTGCCGGTTATTCGCAGACCACATCCGTGGGCTAACGGTCGCTATGTGTTGTGCCTCATCCAAAGCACAGCGAAAGCATACACAACATGTTGTATGCGCCGTCAACGATTTGGTTTCTCCCCTTCCGCATGCCACGACACACGCGGAAGGGGACAGCAACGCCTAACCCTGAAAGGAAGGTTTGGCACCGTTGTGTTGCCGTTACGTCAGATGCCGTTGGCCTCGAGGCGGGCGAGTGCCCGTTCGCGTGGCGACATGGCTTGGCCGTTCTGGTTGACGGCCGCTACTCCGTTGATAACCGGGGCGCCCATTGACTGGGCGGCTTCGGCTCGGCGGGTGGCGATGGCTGCTGCTCGAGCCAGAATGTCGTTTTCAACTTCCTGGATGGCGGCACCAAGATCCAGGTCGGGGCGCTTGGAAGCGGCGACGATGGCGGCGGTAGCCAAAGCCGAGTCAGGCTGATAACCGTATTCGACCAGCGTCTGCTCGATCTGGGCTTCGTAATGCTGTTGGGTTTGCGCAAACTGGTATTCCTGTAGGCGCTGCTCAACCAGCTGGGCGACCTGTTCGCCGGTCAGTCCGGCCTGATACCCCTCGGTTTGTGCTTGCTGGGTGACGGCGGCCTGCTGGGCGGGGCTGACATAACTGTCAAACCTGTCTCCGGCGAGGGCACGGCCGTTGTCAACCATCCAGCGGACAGCGGTTTCGGTGTCTCCTGACGCGTAAGCGCGCACAAAATCTTGGATGGCGTTGGCGTCGTCGGGGTGGAGGTTTCCGAATGCTTGCGCAATCGGCTTGTAGCGTTCGCGTTCCTTGATGCGGTCCTGCACTTCGGACCGATACTTTGACTCCCAGTCAACATTGGTTTCGGCAGGTGCTGCCTCACCGGTCGTGCCGGTATCCACCGGCACATTGGGGGCGGTATCACTCATTGGCTCATCATCTCCATTGGTCCACCGGTTGCGCCGGTTTGGGGTTCAGGGACCATCGAACCGGCTGGTTCGTTGGCTTGCGGCAGGGCTTGTGCCCCTGGCATCTGTTGCATGAGGGCCATTTGCTGTTGGGCTTCCTCGGCTGCGAGTGTTTCGTGTGCCTGAATGTGAACGTCAATTGACTGGCGCTGTTCGGCGGTTGCAAGTTCGTATGCAGGCGTTTTGCGTTCTTTGTTGTGTTGGGCGATGTGTTTCGCATGATCGTCGAATAGGGCGGGCATGACCGGTACGGCCTGCATGAGCAGACCGTTTTCCCATTCGGCTTTTGCGGCGTCGGGGTCGGTGGTTGCCAGATAGCCCTTCGGGTCGGGTAGATCCAGCATTCGTGCCAAAGCGATGGGGTCCATGCTTTGGAATGCTTGCGGGAAACGATCCACCAGATTCGTGATGATTGACTGGGTGGCGATCTTGGATCGGGGGGCGGTGGCGTCCAACGGGACTTTGACAAGTGGGAACTCGTCAATGTCGTTGCCGCTCCACGAGAACTGCACGGTGTTGCCGGTCGGCAAGGTCAATGTCTGCGAGCGGATCATGCCTGACTTTTCGGCGTAGGCGCGATACAGCTGGAGGGTCATCTGGCCGATCTTGGCCCAAAGTTGCGATTGGTTGCGCGCCATCGGCCCCAGCGGGGTGTCGTCCTTTTCGGCTAGCACCGACAAGGCGAGGCCGGAGTTGCGGTCGCCAGGTGCTTGGCCTCGAGATACCGAGTGGGTGAAGAAAATGTCGTCCATTTCCATTTCGAGCTGTGCGGCTTCGTTGCTGATCCAACGGGGCACATCAGGTGCGGTTTGCCAATGCGGTTCACCGATTTCGCTGTTGTATTCAAGAATGTCAGCGGGGTCGGTGGTGACGGTGTCGGAATCTTCGATGGAGCCGACGGGCACCATGAGGCGGGCGTTGGCTGCTTTGCGCATGTGCTCAAGGATGGTGGAGCGGGCACGGTTGTAGGCGTACTGGATGTCTCGAGCGGGCGACAGCAAAGTGTGGCCGACCCATGTGCGTGGGATGCGACGCTGTGTGCCAAGCGCAATGTTGAGATGTTTGAACGGGAACGGCCATCCGCCTTCACCGTCACCGTAGGCGTACACCTCTTTGCCGTTGACGACATGCACCACACAACCGGGTGTGGAGTCGGTGGGCCGTTCGTAGTAGCAGTAGACGAGTGTCAACCGGGGTGGCTGGCCTTGCGGACGGCGAGATAGAAGGGTGCGGTGGCGGCTCGAAAGGGCAGCCTCGGCGTCAGGTGACGGCATCCAATCAAGCTTGTAGCGTTCTTTTACTTGTTCCGGCGGCAAAGCAACGCAACGAATCCAATAGCGGCTTGAGTCGACATCGGGGCTGCCGGGTTCGAGGGTGAACTCGGAAATGCATAGTGGTGTGAGCCGTACTCCACCGGCGGGGATTGGTGTGGCGCTGACGGGATCAATGGCAACAACTTCGCCTAGATCGGGGTCCCAGTCAACCGAAATGGCGCTCACACCACCAAAGAGGGTTTGTAGCAGGGCTTCTTCACGAATGTCAGCCCAGTCACCTTGGTATGCCTCGGATAGAAGCATTTGTTCTTGGAGTCGCTGGCGACGCAGGTTGGAGTCGTCAATGCCGGTCGGTTCGATTTCCCATACGAGCGGGCTGCGGGTCATGCGGGCGATCAGGTTGGTGACTCGAGGTCCGAACTTGTCGACGGTGATACGGGTGTACCGTTCGGCGTCGGTGGCGTAGTCCAGTTCTTGAACGATGTTGCGGGTGTAATCCCACCAAATCCATTGAAGGCCAGCGAAGTAACTGGCGTTCATCCAATAGTCACGGCGTTCTTTGAGAAGATAGGTGTCGGCCTTATTCCAAAGTTCGATGACCTTGTCCGGCTTCGGGGGTTCCCATTCGTTCACGGTCCAACTGCCTCACTTGGGTTGAGCCACGCTGCGCGAGGCTTGTCGTCTTTATCTTTCTTGCGTGGCTTCTGATTCCTTTCAGCGGCTAATACCACATCGGGATTCTTGGCGACCACAAGGTTAGTCAAACGACGGTTCTCGCGTAGGAGAAGCGCGCATACCGCACCCAAGATCAAGATGGCGATGACTGCGATCA